GCGAGTTACATTACAGAGACAGATACGTTACTACAATGGAAATAGAAACGTATGACATGGCTGCAAATAAAATTCATACAGTAAAATGTTTTGAAGTATGGCCATCTCAGATCTCGCCTGTCACTTTAGGATGGGCGCAAAACGATGAATATGCAAGAGTGCAAGTCAACTTTCAACTTAGATTCTTTACATCAGAGACGACTGACAGTCCTACTGCAGCGCCTGGTGAAAGAGAACTTACTGCTATGGAACAATTATTAAGAATTGGCCAAGCTGCTAAAGCACTTAAGTCTAGTTGGAAAAAGCCAACGAATGTTGGTGACGTAATTAATGTTGTTAGCAATGGTCAAACATTCTTGAAGACACTTGGTGGCAAAACTTAAATATAATGGAGAAAAATAATGGCATTACCAAAATTACAGCAACCGCTGTTTGATTTGACATTACCTATAAGCGGAAAAAAAGTAAAGTTTAGACCTTTCCTTGTAAAAGAGGAAAAGATTCTGCTGATTGGTAAAGACGGAGGACCTAAACAACAGATGACTGCTATCAAGCAATTGTTATCTGAGGTCATCGTAGAACCTAAGAAATTTAACCCCGCATCTTTGATCTTAGCAGATATGGAATATCTGTTTATGAAGCTGCGTGCAAGATCTGTACAGAATATTGTTACACTTAAGTACAGAGATAAAGAAGATAACGAAGTGTACGATTTTGAAGTTAATCTTGATGAGATTGAGCCAACAATAGATGAAGATCATGTTAATGTAATTGATCTGGATGGTAATATCGGCATTGAGTTGAAAGAACCAACATTAGGGTTAATTGAAAAGCTAGACATAAAAGAAGGCGAAGAAGCAAGTAGAGAGAGCGTCTACAAACTTCTTGCTGGATGTATTGTTAAGGTTTATGACAGTAATGAAGTGTACGATGACTTTACTGAAAAAGAAGCGGTAGAGTTTATTCAAAACCTTGACATGAATATGTTTGAAAAATTAAAACAGTTTTATGATACACTACCTAAGTTGACTCATACATTTGAGTATACTAACAAAATGGGGAATAGTAGAAAGATCAAGCTACAAGGATTAGCCGATTTTTTTTAATGTTGCTGAGCCATAATACGCTCGCAAATTATTATTCAACAATTTTTGCATTGGTTCAGCATCATAAATACAGTATATACGACGTGGAACATTTGATTCCTTATGAGCGTGATATTTACGTTGCTATGTTAGTCGACCACTTGAGACAAGAGAAAGAGAAGTGGGAGGCGCGAAAGTCTCAGCAAAGTGCATCGGTGAAGCGTTATACACCTAAACGGAGATAGACATGGCAGAAAATGTTGATAATAGTAGAAACGAAGTCGAGATAGATCTCGATAAGTACATGGCTTTGATAGATAAGCTAGACAAAGCTGAAGACACTATTTCAGAAATGAAAAAAGAAGCGCAAGAAGCTAAGAAGAGACTTGCGCCACCTAAGCGTAAGTTTATGGATATCTTTCTCGACGACAATGACGTAAACGAGAAAGCTATTATTGGATTTATATCATTCTTCTTAATGACCATATTTGGGATATGTGATTTGATCACAGCATTTATGGGGCAAGACCTAGTTATATCTGATACCATCTACACATCGTTTGTAGTTGTTACGCTTGGTGCGTTTGGTATATCAGAAGCAGGCAGAGCATTCGGCGGAAAATAATAAATGGCACTTCCAACCCCTCAAGTAGACGTAACATTAGATCCAGCACCTATAGCTGATGCAATAGCAGCATCTATACAAACGGTAATGCAACCGCTTATTGGTAGCATGCAAAGCATGACCGATAAGTTTGAACAGGTCGCTGAAGAATTAGTTACTCCGGATGAGGGTGATGGAGAAAAGTTAGGAGTCGCAGGTGTCCTAAACCAACAGCTTGAAGTAATGCAAATGCAATATGAAAAGCTGGATGGCATTTTTAATTTTACAAAAGGCGCTGATACAAAATTACATAGCATCATGTACGATGCTTTGACTAATAGAAAGAACCAAGAGACACTAGAGGAAATCAGAGATGCGGTTAGAGACGAGATGGATGCACTCGGAGCTAAACTTGAGCAGAGTGATGCAAGCAGAGAAGAGGATGCAGAAGACCAAAGTGACGCCGACGAAGAAGCTAGAGAGTTCGACAGAGAAACAGCAGACAACACAAGAGAAATTGCAGACGCAGCCGGAGAAGCATCAGAAGGTATGCCCGACATGCCTGCACCTGCAGCTGCGGGAGATAAGCCAGAGAAAGGAGCCAAGCAAAAGGCGCCTAAGGGAGATGGAATTCTTGGTGGAATCTTCAAAGAGATTAAGGGATTTTTAAAAGTCATTGGAAAGATTGGCCTAATGATAGGTCTACTAGCAGCTGCTGTATTTGGAGCTGGCGATGGGGTATTTGTAAAAATAAAAGAACTGTTCAATAGAATGGTTGAAGTACTTGCGCCTGTATTAGAAACCTTAATGACTAAGGTTGTACCTCCTTTACTAGACGTGTTAATGGTTGTTATGGATGCGTTCATGCAGATCGTTGAAGCGTTGATGCCAATAGTTATTCAAATTATAGAGACTTTATTGCCTCCAGTAATTGATCTATTCATGACAATTGTTGATGTGTTTATGAGGTTGGTAGAAGTGCTGTTGCCTCCTATCATGGAGATAGTTGATGCAGCATTGCCTGTCGTAACTCAGTTAGTAGAATTATTAGCCTCTGTATTAATGACATTAGTAGATGCATTGATGCCTGTATTAGAACCTTTGATTGGATTTATTGCTGATACAGTAGTAGTTGTAATCGAATTGATAGGAGCTGTTATAGGTGGCGTACTTAAATTCTTCTCGGATCCATTAGGATACATTCAAGATGGTCTATCATATCTTGCTGATGGTGGCGATATGATACTAAGTGGTCTTGGAGGATTTATTAACGGTCTTATTGAGTTTATTGCTGGCTTGGTAGAAAAGATTCCTTTTGTAGGAGATAGCGCTGCGGCAGGACTTAGAAGTCTTAAAGTTTCATTTGGTGAGGCAGCAGAAGAGAGAATGGCACAGCGAGCTACAGAAAGAGCACAACGAGCAGCAGATAGAGTTGTTGATGAAATAGATATGAGTGCACCGCCAGATGAATTTAAAGCAGCAATAGAACAAAGGGTTGCTGATGGTGATATGACTCCTGAGGTCGCTGGTATACTTCAACAGCAATACGAAGAGCAAAGCGGCGATCAAGGTACAGCGCCTACACCAAGTACTCCTACAAGCACAAACGATGCAACTGGAGTTCAGACAGCTGACGTACCAGACATAGGTACAATTGATGCTGATAAGATGATCAACGTAACAATGCCTGAAGGATTAGGACCTGTTAGTGGTCAACAAATTATGGTTACTAAGTCACCAGATAGTGAAGGCAACATCTATGCATATACCCCTGATGGTAAACCTATAGGAAAAGTAGAAGCGGCATCGGACTTAGGAAAAGTAATATCCCAGTTGTCAGCAGAAGAATCCATAAACCAACAAGTAGCAGCAGAATCTTCAATAGATGCATCAGCGTTGCCGGTAGATACAGAGCAACTCCCCACAGGAAGCGCAGTAATAGATACAGCAACAGCAGAGACAGAAGAAGCTCAATCATTAGCAATGTCCGGTGGTGGTAGTATGAACACTAATATGGCCATGACAAGTGTAGATCAAAGTCAAAGAGTTGTTAACCAAAACTCGACCACCGGCATAATATACACCGGTGGCCAAAGTAGCCTAGGCGGAAGATCCGGCCCAGGCATTCCTGGTTAATTATTCTTCAGCTAATTTCTTAAAGAAATCAAGAGAACCGTCATCATCATCATCTTGGATGATAGGTGCAGATTCCATTTGCTTCTCTGGAATAGAAGGAGCCGCTACTTGTTCAAAAGAATCATCTTCTGCAGTTGTAGAAACATTACTTCCATCTAGACCTAATACTCTATTGAGTTTAGCTTGAAGCTCTTCAAAGGTTTTGAAGTTTGACGGATCAACAAAGTCGTTAAGAGCGTATTGTGATTGCCATACTGCCTCTAGTTCGCCATCTTCATCAAATAAAGGAGCAGGAACATCAAGTTCAGACTTGTCGTAGTTTCTGTACCCTTCTACATTACGAATTTTCAATTTGAAGTCAGCGCCTTCCCACAAATCAAATGGGTTCACTGGCTTCTCATCTTCGAACTGAGGATTCATAGCCTCGTTTAGCTTGTCAAAGATTTTCTTACCATACTTGTAAAGGAATACTTTACCTTCGTTATCTGGATTAGCTGGATCTTTAACAACATAGATATTGCTAATGAAAGAAAGTCTACGCTTTTGCTTTCTAGCTTTATCTTTGTTTGACTCAATACCAGAGTTCCACAACATAGAGTTGTATTCTGATACTGGATCTTTTTGACCTAGAGTGGTCAATGAGTTTTCAATATACCAACCGCCAGGTCCTTGGAATCCGTGATCCCAAATTCTTACGAATGGTACGTCCTCACCATTAGACTCTGGCAAGAATCTAATAACAGCATAGCCATTACCAGCCTTGTCGACTTCTGGTTTCCAGAAACGATCGTCTGGACCAGGGCCGCTAGTCTTTGTGTTGAGTTTATTTAGAGATTGAGTTAGCTTATCAAAGCCCTCAGTACGATTGCGCTTAAGCGCTGCAAATGAATCTGTCATGTATCCTCCTATATGCGTTATATGACGTTATATGCGTTTTATTTAAATTTAGAGATAATGATATCTCTATACTTATTTATGTCAACATTGAGAAAGGGGCTGTATTTTGTTGCTTTCATTTTTATGTCAGGCCACATAATATCATCCTTCAATTCCTTATCCCAATATTTGAACATTTTAACACATCTATCAATTAAGATCAACGTCTCAAGGCAAATATCTTTGCGCATGTACAATCTTAATAGATATGGATGTGAGTTTTGAGGCACAATGATGTTGTCATTGAAGTCCTCTTTCATCTTGCTAAGGTCGTTCTTAAACACATAGCTCAATGATTGCTGTCTCTTTCTATATTCAGTGTAAATCTCATTTGCTTTGTCTTCTCTAATGTCGCCGATATAAAAGTCATCGCTGTCAATGAAATTAGCAATAAGAAACTCAACTGGATCCTTCTGCTTTGTTAGCTTATAGAAAAAGTATTTGTCTCTTCTAGTGTCGAATGTAGTACGCCATGCTTTCACTTTACCGTTATACTTGAAATAGTCATAGTTCTTGTCTTGAAAGTGACTCTTCAATGCTAGGTATTTGATATATGCGTCGTACGGTTCCACGGTTGTTATCCTGCCTCTTAATGACACAGCTTCCATAATATAATCCTTTTTAAAAAGGTAGCTTACTTACTTTTTCAACTAAGTTCAACTCTTCTGCGTTCTCATAGAGTAGTGCTTTTAATTTTTGATTCCTCTGTATAAGCGATGCAATAGTTTCAGGCTCTATCTCTTCATTTGAAAGAAGAAATTCTTGCACTGCCTCCAAGTGGTTGAGATGTCCTTTAGACTCTTTAACCATATCGTTTATCACTTCAGCAAAAGCAGCGCTACTCAAAACTTCTAATTCAATTTTTTTAGACATATTCCCAATTTACGTTCCAGAGCCTTTTTCTATATTTGTGATAAGGATCTCGATTACGTACTCTTATATAATTAACAATTGGTGATGCTTGTCTTTGCTTTTTAGTTTCTTGTCTGACGTAAAAAGGATCCCTCCTAGGAATCTTTACGACCATTCTTTTGTCGTCGTCATCGCTTAACAAATCATAATCCCATTCCTTCCAACCAGGGCGGCCAATTCCTAAAAAGAATTCCGCATCACCGTGCCTCACACCCTGGAATTCAATATCATAACCGCCGGTTGACCAAAAGGCCTCACGTGTCATGATCCATGTGTTAGGATGGGTCTTATACTTAATAATACCTTTCTTACAAAGGAGCTCGTAACCAGACATTATCTCTGGTGCTTCCATGTCTACTTTAGGTACATAATACATTTTAGGGTTTAGCTTCTTTTCAAATCGAAGAAACTCATACATGCCTACGGACTCAAAACAATCGACATCAATTAACATCAACCAGTCTGTCTTTACATGCTTAACACCAATGTTTCTACATACGTGGGAATTGAATCCTACGTCTCTCATAACATCGATACCCATTACGTTAAATCTGCTTTTGTGAAGCTCGATTGTCTTTCTAAAGAACTCACGGCCTTCAGCATGCCCGTCGTTTACAAATATAACTCGAGGCTCATAGCCATGCTTTTCTTTCATCCAACTATAGAACTGACATTGGTTATACAAATGATCTTCTTGACCATACCATGTCATCACACAAGTGATATCGTTCCACCTAACCTTCTTCATTAATAACCTGCTGCCTTAGCGTTTAACATCACTCCTTCTTCGTCTAGCCACAGTTGACTGTATGTTGTGTTTTCGTAATCATCAAACCAAGGCCCGCCGTCTGTGTAATGAATAGCTTTAGGATTTTCTAATAGATAATAATCATCTAAACAATTCCACTCTAATGGCAATGCACCAATATCTTCGTCATCTAACCATCTTAATTGATGGAAGTCTAGTCCAGGCCTATGGTTGTTTAAGAACTCAGGAACGAGTCTCTGGTTCTTAGGATGTTCATTATTAAACAACATAAAGCTGGCCCAGTTTTTTCTGTATGCTCTATGTTGAGCTATTCCGTCCATTTTAATTTGACTGTTAGGGATGTATCCAGGATGTTGTACAACGTACACTGCTTTGTCTGCATCAATGTTATCAAGTATCTTAAGAGGGTCTTCTAAGAACAAAAAGTCGCAATCTACAAAAAAGCTCCATCCTTTGAAGTCGCTCAAAAAAGGAACCCAAAATCTTGTAAATGTAAAATCTGTAGATTGAGGCTCTCCCCAATCCCTGCTGTAGGTTTCTATGTCTTCGCTAAAAAGTTTGTTGGTCTTTATCTCAGATCTTTGATCTATTGAGTATTTACAGACGTCAAAAGCTCTAGCTTCTCTCTTGTCGTAGCCTATGAATATTTGGTGTTGATAGCCAGTACTTGTACTCATGAATTATCTCATCCCTCTTTTCTACCGATTTATGAATATACTCCTCTATTAGTTCTGGATGGAAATCACTCCAATACTCCCAAACTATGGCCCAAGGAAAAGCCTTTTGTGTAATTTGCCCTTTGCTAAAAATGATCATCGGTAAACCAAGCATTCTGGCAATCCACATATGAGCCCCATGATACCCTATAACGCATCTTGAAGACAACATAGTCTTCATAACTTCTTGCATAGGTGTTTCATAATGGACGTGTTTAATGTTCCATCCTCTTTTCTTAATTAACTCTCCTACCTTTGGCCAAGCATAACCAGAAGGAGTACGTGCTAGAGGATCTTTCCACGCTTTATTTTTATCATACTCGTGCAAAAGCTGTTTATGTTTCATACTTGTTACTAGAGTGATGTCTCTCCACTCAGCATGTCCGTTATTATAATCATTGAGACCAGACTCGCCAAAGCGTAGATTGTGCATCTCCATTTCTTTTGCATCGTAGTTATCGTGATTGTAACCAAGCTCTGAATTGTATACGTGCTCAATTCTTACACCATAAAAAGAAGGCTTCTTTAAAAAGTTAAACGTTATATCAATCCATTGTTGAATTGTTTCTGAGTCATCTTCTTTGTACTTTGTTGGCTCTGCTTGCTTCCAATGAAATCTAAGTATTACATCAGTGCTATTTTTTTCAGCACAGTTCATTGCATACGATATAGGACTAATTATGTCCCCGTAACCAATCTTGCCTTTCCAATTTATAACTAATGGATGCAAGTTGTCTTGTATTGAGTGCTCGTTATAATCTGGCACTAGTGGATCGTCAACTCTAAATGGAGTGTGGGGATTATTTGGCACTAAAAGTTTACCTCTTCATCGTATCTAACAACTACAGCAGGGAATGTAGCTTTCTTAACTCCAAGCTCAGATTGTCTTTCTCTAATTAATTTTTCCCATTCGTGTCTTGTTCTAACATTGATGTGCAAGTTGGTACCATCTTTGAAAGTCTTCTTAGCAAGAGTTGTAGATACATTTAAAAACAATACACGTCTTGTGTATAATAAAAGCCTATCAAGAAACTCTACGGTGTGATCAGGATGAACGTGCTCGAGAACATCGGTACATATTACCATATCAAATCTAGTGTCTGGGGGTGGGGTGGAAAATTCTGGTACAGCGGGATCGTATAGAGTTAAATCACCAATGACGTTGTTAAAAATACCTCGCCAATTTGGAGTCTTCCAAAATACAGCTTTGCCACAACCATAGTCAAGCACAGAGCTTACATTAAGCAGTTGTGCTAGTCTAGTTAATTCCGGAATGTGTTTAAGAAGAGCAGTTCCTCTTGAGAATCTTGATCCTTTATGGAGCTCTTTGTATTCTTCAATTATTTCATTCTGATTCATAATCTAATTTCTTTGACCGTTTTCTATTATATTTAGTCCGGTCGATATGAGTGGCAGGTCGTGTTAGCCTGTCCATGTATTTTTTTACTGGCGACCTTCTGGCCGGCTTCTTCGATACATTTGCCACAGTTAGTTCCTACTTTAAGTATCATAGACGGATCGTCTTTTATCATTTTGCTAGTAATAGCGTTACAGATGCATACGTACATACTTCCCTCAAAGGTGATGATGTGGCCCCTCGTTGGTACCCTCGCCCATTCATCCGACTAACCTCCCGCTCTTTGCTAGTCTTACCGCTACCGGGAGCACACCAGAAGCTCAACCGGCAAATCAAGATGTAAGTATACTTTATTCTATGTATAATGTCAACACTCTACACCCATGAAAAACTAACGGACATTCTTTGTCCTAGAATTATTGGTGTATGGTGGGTTCCTGCTCTAATAAAAATAGCATCACCAGGATGAATCACAGCTGAGCTGTGAGCCTTATCTCCGTAGACACTTTCACAACAGTAGCCTGTTTGACCCCATAGGTTTAATATAATTACATCCATCTCGTCTGTATGTCGGCCATAGTTATGACCATTTTCAATCCAGTTAGCATATATGTGTGCGTTTGTAAACTGGTACTCTTTTGTTAACTTATCTACTACTTGTTTTGTTTTACCTTGAAACGTTCCGGTAAATTGAAGCCACCTATTGTTGTAGTTGGCCGCGTCGTTTTTAGATAACCATTTGTTCTTTTCAGCGAACTTGTATTGGTCTACTACATCAAGAGCAGTGTGTGATACAGGATGAAAGTTTCTAAGAACTCCGAATCCCCAATCATAATGTTGTTCGATCTCGCTAAAGCGGGATCCATTTTCTCCTGGATCAATCTGTCTCATTTGTCTTATACCAACTTACTAAAACTAAACGTGTGCCTTTTTCAACTTGACCAACCCCGTGCAAAAGATCTCTTTTGTATATCATAGTTTGCCCATCTTTAACTTGGACGACTTTAGGGATTATTTTTTGGTCGATTGGGGCTTCTTGCCCTTTCTCCCTTTTAGCATACTTGTTTGATGGACGTTGTCTTTTCTCGTACGGAAGATGGACCAAAGTGTCACCTCCTATGCAGTCGCTCTTTAGTACCGTAACCATGGTAAGACCAACATCATCAACATTATCAGTATGCATTCTTGTAAAGGCTTCTGGGCCATACTCTAAAAAATAATGACTATACAGTTCTCTCTCAGCAAACTTTTCTAGTGCTCCAAACGCATCAATCCCTTCTCGTTGTTCGCCTGTAGGATGTCTCTTATCAACATCAAACAGATTGTAGTCTTGATGAGCTGGATTTGAAGGCATAGATAAAAACAACTTAATCAGTTCTGATACCTGTCTGTCCGAGAGAATATTTTCTACTGTATAACTCATATTGCTATTATATATTCCTAACTATTAAATGTCAACAGGAAACCCCTCCGAAGAGGGGTACCAGTAAGGAAATTAATCCTTATGCTGCTTGCGCAAACTCTAGAGCAGACTCAAGAGCGTTAACTTTCTTAGTTTTGTTAACGCCATACCAAGCACTGTTCAATCGAGTGTCATTTTCACGACCCATCACATGATCTGTCATGAATGTTACAGCATTGAATGCTTGCCAGTATGAACCTTCAGCAAAGTTAGCTCCAGGTTGTGTGTGGACAATATTCATTGCAGTCTTAGCATTCTTAGATGCATACTTATCAAAGTCTACAACAGATGCTGGATTGAATCCTACGCCTTTCACTTTAGGGTTCTGGTTAGGGAACACCGTAGCAAAGTAAGTACGTAATGACTCTTCGCTGTAACGCTTGCTTGAAAGGAATGAAGCCATATCTTTGTATGTTTCCATTTTGCCTTTAGCAATTCCAAGAAGTGATTTAGCTTCTTCAGCATCAAACGCTTTCTTGTGGTTCATTGAGATTTGATACTCACCTTTTTGAGCAAGTGACAAAGTCAACGTGTTATTACATACAACACGGATTGGAGTAAATCGAATATCGACTGCTCGTCCGTACATATGTGGGTTAGTTAAAAGTAAGTATGACTCAACTAAGTCCTTACCGTTAATTGTGAAGTCGTCCTTCACTTTTGCAAGACACCAAACTTTTTTGCCGTCTTGTAGAGATCCAGCAGTGTGCATCTCCATATCGCCAGCTTCAACGAACTCCCTAAAGAATTCAAAAGCGTCAGCGTTCTGGACAGGATGCCAGTTCTGCTTGACCATGTCAAGAGGTTGTCCATCAGACTCCCTAATCAACATATCGTGGCCAGAATAAATGTCCTCGCCATTGAAAGAAGCAAAAGAAGGTACCTTTACTACTTTCCAGTCAAGACCAGCTTCGACCATCATATCATCTACAGAAATGTCATTGTTCACTTTCGTGCCAAGACCGTGCCAAGGAAGCTCACCTGCGTAAGCCATTGTTTCTACCATATGTGCCATAATATTTCTCCTATTAATATTTCACTTTATGTAGCCATTATCCTATAAAGTTGATTTGAGGTCAACAGCTATTTTAAATTAAATGTGTTTACAAGTTCCACGGAACTTGAATCCTGGACAAGAACATTTGCCATCTTCGATAACATACTGCTTGCCGTTAGAACCCATTACAATTTTAACATTCTCACGAGTTAATGGATCAGGACGTTCACCAATCTTAATAAAGGTACGACGAGTCTTGCTAAATCCTTTTAGAGGATTTTTAAACACCACATCGTTATGCTGAACAAGGTGTCCTTGTAGGTTGACATGATAGATCCCGCTAGGGACATTCATGTCGCCCCAATCAGTTGTCTCTTTTAGTATCTCAATCATTACGCTGCCTCCTTTGGAGCATAAACTTTGAACCACTCCTCAAGATCCTCATAAAGGACGTAGTTGCCATTGATCATCTCGAAAGATAATTCGTACTCAGAACGCTCGCCGCCCTGAGACTGAACCCAAGTTTCGTACTTCTTGGAGATCTCAAATCTCATGTGACCGAACTCATCGTTCTTGGTAACTTTGTGGCAAACCCAAGCGTCGCCATCGAACCACATATAGGTTGGTGTTTCCCATTCCTCAACATGGTCTGACTCAACGAAGTCAGCATCATCGATGATCTGCCAATCGAGAACATACTCGATGAAACCATCGCTCTCAGAGGTAACAGCATCAAGAGCTGATTTACGGAACTCTGCATCGCAGGCCTCAGAGAACGCACACTTAACGATATAAGTGTCGCCACCCTTGAACTTCCAGTAAGCGTTCTCACCGGTACCCAACGAGCCGTCCTCGTTCCAGGCATAATTCTCTTTGTGTTGTGTTTGAATAACGATTTTCATATTGACTTCCTCACTAACTTATGACCCCATTATAGCTAAAAGTCTATTTGAAGTCAACAGTTTGACAAAAATAATTAATCGTTATAAATCAATAAGTTACGAATTTTTTTCGTATTTTGTGATATTTTTTATCGGAATTTTCGCTGTTTGTAGCTCGCCATCCCAGCGAACATCGACGCCATGCACGTCTTTAATAATCCCAGATATCAGATCCCAATTCTGAGGCCTATTCTTGGTTTGATTGGCTGTTCTGAAGCAATTGTAATCTCTACACACCTTAGGACGGTCATTGTAAATTCCACACTTCTTGGTACCAGCTTCTTTATCTACTTCTAGCTTAGGGCAGGTAAATTTGATTCTGAATCTTGCTCGCTCCTCATGAACCGTTTTATTATCTCTGATAGACCAGTGTTCAACGACCTCGTTTTCATACCAGATCAATTCAGTCTTATCAGACTGCCCCGCCATAACGTTTAGCCACTCAGGGCCGTTCACAGGATGCACGCTTTGCATTTCAGATGTCCACTTACAGCAATGCCCGCAACGGACACAAACATCACTGGTTATAAGGCTTTCGTCTAATTTCTCCATACTATAACTTTCCCTTCTGGCAGAGAAGAGTATAATGATCGACCAATTTGATGTCAACGCTTAACATAAAAATTTTCCTCAATTTATCAGTTAATGCTATATAATATAGTAAAACGTGTTTAAAGACAACGTTGACTAAAAATATAAAATGAGGGATAATGCCAAAATGATTCGAGCAATTATGATTTGCGATTACAACAATCCTGTGTCCGTTGCATATTCTAAGATTGCAATGGCCACCTGGAAGGACGTTAAGAACGTTGAAGTTGAAAGATGGCAATGTTATACACCAGCGACTATTGATACCGCTCCATTTAAAATAAACTGGGGCAAGTATAGCAGTGCAGGAAAGTATATTAGAAACAAACATGAGATAACGCCAACGGAGAAGGCATGTCTTACATCAATGTTTCATTGGTGGAAGCATACTGCCGATACAGGCGAGAGAGTTATCATATTAGAACACGATGCTTATGTACGTGATCCAAAAGAACTGAGTAACCTGGTAAAAATTATGCCAGAGTTTGATCTCTGGAATCCAGGAATTGCAATGGAGTGCGCTTCGCTATCTCCTTACTTTGCAAAGTACTGTATGAAGAAGTGGTTAAAAATAGAAGAACAAGTTGACGCTGGTCCTATGGCAGAATTGTGGACTGCTATAGAAGAATGGATAAAAGTCGTTGCCATGTACGGAAATAAATTGGAGAATCAGATCTGTGCTGATTTAGGAGTGCCTGCAAGAAACAAGATTATGTGGCCTACTATCTTTAGTAACAACACGATAGGCATTGGCAATTTAATAATGGACGTGTTAAAAGGTAAAGTGGATATGCGTACTGCGCCTGTAACACAAGTATATTGTCCAGGGAAGAACACGCTCGTTCACCATTCAAAGCTAGGTGGCATTGGATATGGCGACAACACATACAGACAGATGGAGATAATTGATGACCTCAAAGCAGAAGCAAAAAAAGTTGGATAATCTTGCAAAAGCAAGAGAAGCAAAAGCTAAAAAGAATCCACCAGCGTATAGTCAGTTTGCAAAAGAAGTAGTTGCATTGCCTGACGACCATGAGTTTAGTTTAAAGAATGTTCGTGAATGGATCAAAGAAGCTAAGACTCATAAAGCAGCTGAACATAGAAACCACCTTGCTGGTAACTCTGGTGCGCTTGCAAGAAAAGAAATGTGGGCAGGTTACATTAATCAATTAGAATCATATTTAAGGTCTGGTGCATACGTCAGTGCATTTGCTGGCGGAGATATGAGTAAAAGGGTTAAACGATATTGTGTGTCTATGGCATACTATCCAGACGGTAGACCTAAAAGAGAGCTTGGCGTTTGGTACAAAGACTACATGCAAGTGTGGACTCCAGAGCTTGAGAATCAAGAAAGACAAGCGTATGGGCTGGAACCATTAGAGTTTAATGATAAAGGATATATCGTCGTCGATCGTCCCGTTGTATCTAAAGGGAATACTAAAAAGCGTAAGAAGCGAGAAATGACTCCAGAACAAAAACAGGCACTAGTGGAAAGATTAAGAAAAGCTAGAGAAGCAAAAGCTGCCAAGAAAAAGTCATAAATAGCAATATGGCAACAATTATTCCATTCCCTAAAAGCAATACTCACCCTGAGTTTGTTAAAAACGAACAAGAAAGAATCGAGAACATCAAAAAGTATCAAATGGAGCTGGCTCTTAATACTAGCATTCAAATGACTTATATGATTCTTGAAGAAGTTCTTGCACGTGGTATCGAGCTCAACGAAAATGATGGATCACTGGACCAACACTTGCTCATGGTATCTGAGTCTGTAAAGTCTTTAATGTTAAAGGCGTGTGATATTAGACACCCG